TAATCAAATATGGTTCATCAAAGAACTTTGAATTCCAACCAGTCAGAATATCAGGATAGTTATCTTTCCAAAAAGCCATGAATTGTTTGCAAAGAGAATATTCATCTTTACATTTAACATAAACTTCATCACCTTGAACTTCATAATCACCACAAGCAAATACAAATGCCGATTTACCAAAGTTCATAAACTTAACACAGATTGCTGTGATAGGTTCATTTGCTTTATATGGGTCAGGAAATCCATTCTCTGAACCAACCTCAATATCAACTACGGCAATTTGAACTTTATCAAAATCATAATCAACCATACCTGTATGCTGGTCAGCAATAAAAGCATATTCAAATCGAGTTTGGCCATAAATCTTAGGACCGTTAGACACGCCATTAAATTGCTTGATGTAATCACGTGCATCATTGATTCGACCAAAGATTTTCTGGTCAAGATAATCACCTTCTAATGAGGTAAAATTGGTGATTTTTTTGGATGGAATATAAAGAGAAGGAGAATACTCAATCTTCTCTCTTACTCTTTTTCCGTTTTGAATGCCTCGATAAAGTATATTGTTACCGAAGCTTTGAACATTAGTATAGAAATTCAATTTAACCTGTAATAATTTGTTTTTGTGGTGGAACTACAATACCAGAACCAAAGATTTGATTATAATTATTAATGAAATCTTGAGAAGGTACATAAGAGTATACTACACTACGCTTAGGTATGGCAATAGTGTTATCTGGTTTTTGTTCACCATGTAAGGGAAAAGGTGCCAATCCTACATTAGGTTGTCCATCTTTACCACGAACCACAGCAATACCAACTGGATTACTCAATACATATTCGGTCTCAGATTCCGATTCAATTTCACTCAAAACCTCTTCTCCGGTTGTTAATTTCAATACTTTAATATCCATTACTTTCTCCTAATAAAATTGGTATAAATATACTTGTTACTTATATTGATGGATTAGTGATTATATACGATTAACCAACAATTGTCAATATAAAAATGGATTTTTTTAAATTAGTTGCCGAACTTGGATTTCCAATTGCCGCAGCGATGGGTGCCGGTTATTTTGTATTCCTGACCTTGAAATTCATTCTGGCAGGAGTCACTTCTTCTGTGAAGTCCTTAAGTGGTATTATTACCGCTTTAGACAATCGTGTTAAAACCATGAATCATGATGTTATCAGAATTGATACTCTAATGTCAAGCGCATTAGGAGTTAAACCTGACACCGACCGTATTGCTCGTGCAGATGGCAAAAATGATGCTCGAAAGGACTAATTATGCCAGCATATTTGCCTTTAGATGATAAAGAAGATTTAGTAATACATCTACATGATATTGCCAGAATAGTACATAAAGAATTTAATAACGATTTAAGTTTTGAGTTAAAAACTATAGCGGATAAACTTAGTTCATTAGTAAAAGAAGAAAAATATGGATCCAGTAGAATTAGTTAATAAGTATGGTTTTCCAATTGTTGCCGCTGGCGGCATGGGTTACCTTATATTTTATGTGTGGAAATGGGCAACACAAGAAATTAAGCCTGTTTTAAGTGAAGCAAGTAATGTTTTGATTGCTTTGATTGACCGTGTCAGGATGTTAGATAATGATTTGATTAGATTGAATCAAAAACTAAACATCGTATTGATGTTACGGGAAATTAAGGATGAAGATAAACAAGATACTAAGAAGTCTAGTTCTAGCGTTATTAAGTAGTTCCGCTTTTGCTACAACTATTGCTGATTACCAGTTTAAGAGTCCTTCTTTAAATGGTAATGGGTACGGCGCATTTCAAATGGCATTGGAAAATGAGCAATATGCTCGTTCACAGGCTATTCTTCAGGCTATGCAAGCTGCTCAACAACAAGCAGCTGCTAATGCTGCAAATACTCCAATCAATCAATTTCTAACAAACTTAGAATCCCGTATTTACGCTCAAATTTCACAGAACTTGGCAACTGCCATGTTTGCTGGGGGTTCTGCTACATCTGGTCAAATGAACTTTCAAGGCAACACAATATTTTGGACCAATAATGGTACAAATATTCAATTACAAGTAACCGATAATGTTGGTAATATGACTACAATCAATGTGCCACTTGGGTCATTTAATATTACAGGAAGTGGTCAATGAAAAAGTTATTGTTAATACTATCAATTCTTATTCTTTCTGGTTGTGCTATTTCACAAAAAGCAGGCCAAATGGTTGGCGTTGAACATGAACCAGAGGTATTAGAAAACAAATTACAAAAAGAGTTTGATGAAATTCCACCACCATCTAAAGGTAGATTGGTTGTTGCTGTTTATAATTTTACAGATAAAACAGGACAACGTAAAGCAATTCCAGGCATCGCTTCATTTAGTACCGCAGTCACACAAGGTGCTGATGCCTTATTGATTCGTTCATTACAAGATGTTGGACATGGTCGTTGGTTTGATGTAGTTGAACGTGGTGATATTGATGCGTTAACCAAAGAACGTTTAATCATCACACAAATGCGACAAGCATATGAAGGACCAAATGCACAAAAATTGATGCCTTTAACTTTTGCTGGCATTATTTTAGAAGGCGGTATTATTGGTTATGATACAGGTCTAGAATCTGGTGGCATTGGTTATAACTTTTTAGGTATTGGACCAACAACTCAATACAGTAAAGATATTATTACAGTAAGTTTGAGAGCAGTATCGGTTAATACAGGTAAAGTATTGGCAACAGTAACAGTAACAAAAATTGTATATTCGACAGCAGATGCAATTGCAATTTTTAAAAGTATTGAACCAGGCGGAATTGGAAGTATCATCAGTCAAGTTGGTGCCACTAACAATGGGTCAACCGGAGCGACTGCGGCCATATTTCAATTTGAATCAGGTTTAACAATTAATGAAGCAACAACAATAGCGTTAAAGACAACAATTGAAGCAAGTGTAGTTGAATTAATTAAGGAAGGACAACGAAAAGGTGTATGGGATTATGGTACAATCATGGAAGCACAACCTAATCCAACCATCTCAGCAACGCCGAGTATTCCATTGGGTATGTCTAGTAAAAAAGACACGCCAGCGGATGTGGCAGCCAAGATGGGAGTAGTAAAACAATAAGGAAAAGAAATGAAAAAGAGCTTAAAAGGCGCTGGCGGATTGTCGAGAAAATTATCCGCAATTCTAATGACAGCTGTAATGCTGTTGTCGGGACTGGCAGTAGCCGGAGATAACACCATTTATATCAATCAGTCAGGAAGTAATTCGACTATTGGTGTAACACAAAATGGCGCAGGTAATGCCGTAGAAGGAGTTCAAACTACTGGTTCAAGTGCAACTACGCCGGCAGTAATCAATGGTAATAACAATCAAGTTACTGTTAATCAAGTCGGTACAGGTGATACTTTACAACTAGGTATTCAAACTACTGTTGCGAATGGTATTTCAAATGGTAACAATTATAGTTATTCTATTACAGGTAGCAACTCTACTGCTGTCATCAATAGTAACAATGATGGTTCTGGAACAAGTGCAAGCAACAATGTTAATGTAACTCAAACAGGTAACAACTCTAATTTGAATGTGAATATTTTAGGAACAGGAAACAATCTAACTGCAACAACTGCTGGTGGTACAAACAATAGTGTGGTTGCAACTGTTAATGGTACAGGCAATAATGATACTGTTAATATGAATGGTGGCGGTTCAAATAGTTTTACTTTGAATCAAGGCAATTCTACAACTGCTTCTACCACAAGTTCTGTTACATTGAATTCTACTGGTGCAAGCAACACATTTGGTATTACACAAAATGGTGGCACCAATGGCAATACTGTTACTGTTGGAGGTTATAGCGGATCTACTACAACACCAAGTGGTTCGTTAAATGGTTCCAGTAACTCTGTAACTGTTTCACAAACAGGTAATGCTGATAATACATTTATTCTTGGTTTGACAGGAAGTACTAATACATTTAATGTTACACAAGGTGCTGCAACAGGTAATAACACTACAAACATCCAAAGTAATGGCAGTAACAACACTTGGACTATTCATCAAACACATTGATTGGAAAAACTATGATTACGCTCAAAGAACTGATTAAAGAATATGAAGAAAAGAATCCTGATAATACTGAGTTTCTTGATTTTGCTGACTTGCTCAGTCCCCACATTAGCAGCTGTGGGGACAATAACGGAACAAGTGAATACACCAGCATCAATACAAAGAGCTAAAACAACTTTAACCGGCACCAAAGGTACTGGTGTCGAAATGGAAGATGCCATCAATACCAAACAAGGTAAGGTTGGCATCATTTTTGCCGATAATACAAAAGTACAAGTAAATGAAAATTCTAAATTGGTCATTGATGAGTTCGTTTATGATCCAAAAAATAAAGGTGCTGGAAAACTGGCTCTCAATATGGCGGCCGGCACGGTCCGTTATGCCAGCGGCGCCATCGCTCACGACAATCCTAATAAAGTTGTTATCAACACTCCTACCGCTACTGTGGCTGTCCGTGGTACTGATTTCACAGCTACGGTTGATGAACTAGGTGCCAGTACAGTAATTTTATTACCTAGTTGTCCTACAAAAAATCCAATAGATGTTGAACATGAATGTAAAACAGGTAAGATTGAAGTAATCAATGATGGGGGTTCAGTCACATTAGACCAACCATTTCAAGCCACTAAAGTTACTGCTAGAAATGTGGCGCCCACAAAACCCGTTACATTAAAATTAAATGAAGATTCAATTAATAATATGTTGATTCTTGCACCACCACAAGAAATTAAAAATGCTATTAAACAACGTGAAGATGAAAAACAAGGTGTAGTGACAGCGTTAAGCCAAAACTTCTTACAAGGTGTGGATTTAAGTAGTGTCTTGTCAGCAGAAAATTCTCAAATTTATACCAATGCTTTACAACGTAATTTTTTAGACCAAGACTTTCTTGCTAATGTTTTACAATTATTGAATGAAGAATTATCACAAGAATTTGGTAATTTATTGGCACCACAAAAAAATACTTTATTGCCAGATTATAATTCTAAAACAGGTGTAGTGGCCACAGTAGATGCTATATCAGTTCAGTTATGTCGGTCAGATGCAGGTAGTAATATTTCTTGTATCACAACACCAAAAACACAAAACGCAACAGTAAGTCAAACACAATCAGGTAATGTAACTATTACTAACCGCATTAATGCCGGTGGTAATACTTTCATAACTACCAAACAAAACTAATGAAAATATTATTCACATTTCTTCTTGCTGGATTATTAGGTTGGTGTTCACCACACACTCATGCACAGACTGGTGGCACATCAGGATTAACATATACTTCTTATTATGAAACTTCTGGTGCAACACCATTGCGTTCAACAACAGCATATCAAGTGGCTTCAACAGGAACTACAACTTGGCCTTTTATTGCGTTAAATAACGGATTATTTTATGGAGCATCAACAACAAATGATATTTTAGTACATTTTACAGGATATCTTTATGTGCCAGGTTCAGGTTCAATTACTGTTCCTTTTTATGCTCAGGCGGATGATGGCGTATCAATTGCTTTAAATGGTTCTTACATCATCAATAATTGGCAAGAACAAGGTTGTAATTGTTCTAATGGAAACTTTAATGGTTCATATAATAGCTCAGGAACAGCAACATTAACCGGTGGGCAATATTATGCAATTGATATTTGGTACTATAATAACCTTGGTGGTTATGGATTAGATATTTATTGGAATTTAGGTTCAGGCGTTACTCTCATACCAACATCTAGTTTTTACCAAAATCTTGTGCAATCCTATTCTTCAAGTATTACTGCTGGCCAATCAGCAATGGTTAACTCGATTGTTAATCAAATGCGGGTTAGTACTTCATCCACTTCAAATAGCATTTATATAAACCAAATGGGTAGTGGTGATGTCATTAACATTACACAAGTTGGTTATGCTAATAAAATTGAAGGTGCTTTATATAATTCTGGACCAGCAGGAAATACTCCTGTTGCAACCATTGGCGGAGGCAATAATAATATTACTATACGACAAGGTGATCCCGGTTCGCATACAGGAAACAACTTGATAGACTTATCATCTATTGGCGGAAGCAATACACTCAATTTGAATCAAGGTACTGATGTTAATGGAAATTATACGGGATTAGACCAAGGCGGGCACTATCAATTTGATTACATCAATGGCAGTTATAATAATATTACGATAGTACAAGAAAACACTAACGCAGCAGGTAACCAATTTTCTAGTTTATCGGTTATTGGCAATTTAAATACTGTTGGTATCACACAAACAGGCAATGCACAAAAGCAATTGTTTGCTAGTGTCAATGGAAACAGCAATATAATCACTACCAGCCAAACAGGAATAAGTAAAGATTATCTTAGTATAACTGCTACAGGTAATGGCAACTCAGCAGTAGTTACTCAAAATAACACTAATGCTTCTGGTGCCAACGCTGCCACAATTATTCTAAATAACAATGGAGCTCCTGCTTCCGTTAATGTAACGCAAACCGGCGGACAAACTTATAATATAACTCAAACTTGTGTAACTAATTGTGGAACAGTAACAGTAAAACAATGAAACGATTAAAAAAAATATTATTATCTCCGTTGACATCCTTATTGACAATGGCATTATGTATTTGTGTTTTTGTTGATAAACCTACTTTTGTTGAATCGGTAAAATACAGATATCTTGATACTGTAATTACTAGTAAACCAGTAACACAATCTAAAGATGTGGTGATTGTTAATATTGATGATGAAACTTTAAAACAAAAAGGTCAATTTCCTTTTCCAAGGGGCGAATATGCCAAAATTATACGAGATTTGTATCAACGTGGTGCTGGGCTTGTTGTGTTTAATGTTTATATGCCTGATAACGATAGGTTTTTTCAGGATGATGCTTTGGCTAACACATTCAGGAAGTATCCAGTAATTCTTCCACAAGCTGGTTCTAATGATAAACAAGGTAGTGTTATTCCATTTAGACCTGGTGTTTCAGTAATTGGTGAAGGATTTACCGGAGTAGATTATAATTCAATTCAACCAAATGTAAAGGCCTTAAATGAAACAGCTGCTGGCATTGGTATTGTTAATACTTTCCCCGAACTTGATGGCGTCACACGGCGTGTGCCAATGGTCGTACAGTCCCAAGGATTGTTATACCCTTCAATTAGTCTTGAAACCCTCAGAGTTGCATCAGGCGACCCAAGCTTCCAAGTTAAAATTGGTGAATACGGAATACAAGCGGTCAGAATTCCTAAATTTGGAAAAATCACCACAGATGCAGTCGGTAGAATTTGGGTCGATTGGTCAAGCAAACCAACAGAATATTCTTTATCAAAATTACCAGAGAACTTTAATAATTCCATCGTCATTGTCGGTCTCACAGCCAAAGGACTTAATAACCCCGTTGCAACAGCTACCGGTGCAGTCTATCCACATAATCTTCAAGCAGCAGTACTAAGTACTCTCATTTCAGGAACAAACATCTCCAGGCCTGATTGGGCTGACGGAGGAGAGTTATTATACACAATTGCGTTATGTATAATAATTTTATTTTTTACAAGGTACACACATGGTTACATCGCAATCTTCTTTGTGGCAGGAATCACCTATTTCGGAAGTCATCAACTATTTGATAGATACCAATACCTCATTGATATTACTTTCCCACTTTTCACCATATTTCTTACCTTCACACATGGATACGTTGTCAAATTTGTGTCTGAATGGTATCAAAAACAACAAATCAAAAAACAATTCGGAACATACCTCAGTCCCGCATTGGTCGAAAAACTCCAAAAAAATCCAGAATTGTTGGTTCTTGGTGGTGAATCAAAAGAGCTTTCTATTATGTTTACGGATGTTAGAGGATTTACAACAATTTCTGAACACTACGGAGAAGATGTTCAAGGCCTCACTAAAATTATGAATCGTTATATGACCGCTATGACGAGAAAGATTTTAGAAAATAACGGTACTTTGGATAAGTATATTGGCGATGCTC